GAAATCGCTTTCAAGTTTATTCCTGAGTATGTCGGTAATCTGTTGGTCAGTAGGTTTTATCAAGCGCGTCTGATACCGCCTTGGCGGCTTCCGTGCTTATTGGTGCCGCTGGCTGATACGGTGTGCCGTCAGGGTTTACGGGCGCAATCTTCTCCGGCGCAGCAACGCCTGAATGCTTGCCTCTGGCTATCTCAGCCCGAATAGCCGCATCCAGTTTGCCTTCGTCCTCAGCTTTTTTTCTCAGCATAAGAAGATCTTCAAGATGTGATTCAAGGGTCATTTGGGCTTTCTTAATAATGGGTTTCTTGAGTTCATCAAGACGTGCTATAACCTTGTCATTCTTGAGCAGCTTGGTTGCATTGCGATTTATGGTCTCAGCCTTCTGTTTTGAGCAGTCATAAGCAATCCGTAAAGCCTCCGAAGCGTTGCCGGTCTTTAGGTACTCAAGACAAAAGGTTTCCTGCTTTGGAGTTAGCTTTTGGTTCTTTGCTTTGGTGGTGTCCATCTGGCTCACTTTCTGCCCCATTGGCAATTTTGTGCTGCTATGTCTTGTGACCTTTTTAGATTATTTATTGCTGCAATTTTGGCAGACTCTATAAAATTTCCTGTTACGTGAGACCATATTTTACCAGAAGCTATCCCGATAACAGTCCCATAGCATACCCCTTGCTCCTCAGCCAGACTCTCTGCGCTTTCCCCGCTTGAATATCTCTTTATTATTTCCACCGCTTTTGCTTCGTCAAGGATGGCCCGTGAGTTCTTCGAGCCTTTTCCGCTAGTCCCGTGGATTATCTTATCGGCGGAGTTTTCTTTAGGTGTTTTCCAAGCCAGATTGTCAGGTCTGTTGTTTAATGGGTTCCCATCAAGGTGTGCCGCCTCATGCTTATCTGTTGGAGGGTTGCCGTGAAACGCGCTGCATACAGCTCGGTTTAAATATATTTCTTTTTTGTCACCAACATAGATAACAAGATAAGTAATCCCGCTTCCGTTTGGGTGCTTCTTTCCTGACAATATGCGGCCTTTCAGCACTCTTTTAGTTGTCCCGCCCCACCTGTTATTTATATGCTGAACTCTGTCTAGCGACCGAACTCTTCCGTGGCTCGAAACCTCGTAATAATTCAAATCTGGCACCGGCTTCCAAATCTCTATCTGGTTTACCTGCTTTTTACTATGGGTGCGCGAGTTTTTGGCATATGGGGCCAGCTCTGCTATCGGCTTTATTGAGTACTCGTAAAATTGCTTCATATCGTTTCACGTGTTAGAACTAATAGTTATTATTTGGTGTTTTTTAATAACAATTAACTCTGTTAATGTAATGTATCGGCGCTTACCGTAAACATTGGCTTGCCGTTTCCGTCTAAGACTGTTACGTCACACTGGACGCCGTAATGGTGCCGCATTGCGTTTATGGATTCTCGCATAGAATCAGCTATTGCGCGTATGTTATGTGCGTTTACCGGCGTTCTGTAGAATTGTTTTTGAAGCGCCCGATAAAACATATCACGCATCAATTCAGCGTATCCGGTCTCTCTCTCTGAATACAGGGTTTCGGCGTTATATGTCATTCTCCCATCTCCGGCTTATAAACCGACAAAAGTTGTGGCTGTAGGGGCGCTCCAAACGTCAGTATCGAATGCCATATTTTGCCCGTCTTGACGATCTCGGCAATTTCCTCGCCGGATAGATCCCAGCAACAAGTTACTGTACCAGCCTCATTCAGGCTTACATGGGCAGGCATTGGCATATATTGCGGCTGGTCTTTTGCGATGACGATGTTTTGCTCTGGAAATTCTACTAAGTTCATAACGCCTTCCTGAGAATAGGATAGCAGGGGAACCTTGCCGTAGCTCAGTCGGCGTACTTTGGCAAATGCCTCGGTTTCAGAACGCCGCGCCCCTGCTGGGGTTAAATTCGTTTCGCCGTTTTCGGCTCATCAGTCAGGACACACATCCTGAAACATTCGGGCTACCAGATCACCGCTGCAACACGGCTCTCTGGATTGGCCATCAACCAGCTGCAGATTGGTTGAACAACAGGCCGCGCCCTTTCTTGGGTTTTTCACTAAATTCTGTTGGATGGCCTTACACCATCCCGCCGCACTTATTCCGCAGTTGCGGTACTGCATACGCAGGGAGAGCTGCTGGAATTCTTTGTATCAACGCGGTCTATTATGCTAATACTTTCTGCAAATTGCAACCTTTTTCTATTGGAATGCTAATAGATATATGCTAACATTTGCACTCGTTTACCATGAGACCGTTACCATGAAGTTATCAGAATGGCTTGATGCCACCAATCCAAAAGATGGCAAATCGACCGCCGAAGAGCGCAAAAGACGCCGTGAGGTACGTACCAGAGTATTCAAAAAGTCCGGCACTACCATCGGAACCCTGCGCGTAGCTCGATGCCGTGGCGCTATCGGCAAAGACCTCATTGGCAGGCTTATCAAGGCAACCGCCAAAGAAGCAGAGAAGATTACGGAATAATTTAGTAATCGTCGGACCACGACTTTTTACCTCCCCTGCCGTCTTGTGGGGTGTTGTCGGCTGATGATTCAAACCTTGAGTATTTCCCGTTTAAGACAAGATTGCATTGTCCGGTTTCGCCATCCCTGTTTTTCGCTACAGTAATCGTCGTTAAGCCGTTGGCTTCAAGGATTGGCCTGTACATGAAAGTAATGGTTTCTGCATCCTGCTCAATATCCCCGCTGGATCTCAAATCAGACAAAACCGGTTGTTTGTCTGATCGACCCTCGATTCCCCGGTTAAGCTGTGAAAGTAGAATAATTGCAACATCCAACTCCTTGGCTAAGTTTTTTATCTCGTTACTGATCAGGCCAACCTCGTCGCTCGTGGACTTGTTTGACTTCTCCCTGCGTATCAATTGCAAAAAGTCGATAACGATTACTTCGGTTTTATTGGCTTTCTTTTGGAACCTGGCCCGCGTACATATTTCAGCAATAGACAGGCCGCTGCGCTCGTAAATGTGGATCGGCAATGCCTTTGCCTTTGTCACGCCAGCCGCAAATTTATCCCACTGCCCCTCCATGTCTCGAGTCTTGATGGCGTGGTTATTGACCCGTCCCAAGCTGGCTATCATGCGCCTGCCAAGGCTCTTTGCTGTCATTTCAAGACTGAATATCAAAACCGGCGCGCCTTCCTGAGCTATGTTTTCAATGATATTAATCGCCAGTGCTGTTTTCCCGGTTGAAGGTCTCGCCGCGATTATATGCACAGCCCCTTTTTCCAAACCGGTTAAAATCTTGTCCATATCGGGAAAACCGGTTTTAAATCCAACATGAGGATTGGGGTTGTCAAAATCATGGACTATTCCGGCCATTACTTCTGAAATTGACACGGCAACATCTGCTTTGCTGTGAGCATCAAAAGCCATGGTGAGGCTTTGCGATTGCCTCACGATGTCATCAAGCAATCCCTCGCCATAGCCAAGTCCAGCTATTTCCTGGGCGGCTATAATTATCCTGCGCCTCTGTGCTTTATCCCTGATTATTTTGGCGTATTCAATAGCGTGTGCCGCGCTTGGAGTGTTTTTTGCCAGCTCGGCTAAGTATGCCAATCCACCAATCTCATTGAGCAGGTTTTGTCTTTCCAGAACTTCCGACAGCGTGATTATGTCAATCACTGCACGGTTCATCGCTAACGATGCCGCCGCTAAAAAAATAGACCTGTTTTGCGGGTAATAAAAATCATCAGACGAAACCAGCTCAGACACGGAGTCAAACTGGGCGCCAATCATCAAAGCACCAATGACGCCCTGTTCTGCCTCTAGGCTGTTCGGGGGTGTTTTAATCATTTTATTAATTCCATAATCTCTTTGATTTTTTGGCTCGCGTACGCTTTCTGCTCCTCGGTTCTTGGCACGGGTTCCGGCCTGCATGATGCAGCAAACATGGCCCTGCTTTTCTGTGCTGTTTTGCAGTATTGCAGCAACGAGGCCAGTGATGCTCTGTCCAAATCTCTGCCTCGGCATTCGGTGATAATATCAAGCTTTATGGCCTTCACGGCTTCAGAGTAATCCTCATCAGAAAAACGGTTAATCCAGTCGCTCCAACCCTGTAAATACGCGTCCATCTTTTCGTCAGTGTGGAACGCTCTTGTGATCTCATTGGCAGGCCAAATCTCTAAAAGTGACTTTTTTGCTATATCCAGCATATTCATGTTTTTACCTTTTTACGGTTGGTGAAAAATCAGGGTAATTGTTTCCGCCTGGCGGCTTTGTAAATTCGATGGCATTGGTATACCAAGTGACCCACGCGCAATCCCAGTCGGCCATTTTCGAACCTTTTGACCGGTGATGGTTAATAAACTTCAACCATTGCTCAGATGCTGACAAATCCTTTCTGTTTTTCGAGAGCCAATAAGATGCTGCGTTGTCCCTCAAAACATCGGTTAATACAAAATCATCTGGCAGTTTTTTCTTGTTGTTATTCTTAGCCGGTTTATCGGCTAATATATCTTTATCTTTTATATTCTCTACTCTACTCTTCTCTTCTCTGGTCGTGTTTTTGTCCGGTTCGTTTCCGGACAAATCTTGGACTTTTCTTGCTGCCCTTTTTCGCTCAGC